AAAAGCGGGTCAGGCAAGTGGCAGGGCAAGACGCAGGAAGGCAGACTTCCGGAAGACCTTAAACCTACTGCTTACTGCCGAAATAGATAACGAAGAATGGAAGCCGGTTTTGGAGTCGCTTGGTGTTGAGTGTACTTTGGAATCGGCTTTGCTTATGGCGCAGATCAAGATGGCATTGGCGGGGGATACACAGGCAGCGAAGTTTGTAGCCCAGTATTCCGGACAAAGCGCCAGAGCCGAGGAAGATCTGGAAAATAAGAAAGCAGATACAGAACTGATCAAGGCAAGAAAAGAAGCTATTACTGGTGAAAATGAGAATGATGAAGCACTTGATCGGCTGGATCAGATCCTGAAAGAGGTGCGGGATAATGCAGTTAAGCAAGAAACAGAATGAGTACATTGTGAACGCAACTCATAGATGGAATATTAAGTCTGGTGCGGTACGTTCTGGAAAGTCCTACGTTGATACGGCTTTTGTGGTTCCTTTTCGTATTCGAGAAAGAACTGGTAAACCGGGGCTCAATGTTATTCTTGGTGTATCCAAAGAATCGATTGAGCGAAATGTGCTGCAGCCAATGCGCGAGATTTATACAAACAAGCTGATCGGACAGATCAATAACCGGAATATGGCGCATATCTGTGGCGAAGAGGTGTATTGCCTGGGAGCTGAAAAGGTCAGTCAGGTGGCGAAGATCCAAGGTTCCAGTATCAAGTATTGTTATGGCGATGAGGTTGCTAAATGGAACAAGGAAGTGTTCCAGATGTTAAAATCCCGTCTGGATAAGCCGTATTCGTGTTTTGATGGATCCTGCAATCCGGAGCATCCAACACATTGGTTGAAAGAATTCCTGGACAATGATAAATTAGATATTTATCTGCAGAAATATACGATATTTGACAATCCTTTTTTACCTCCGAAATATGTGGAGGAGCTCTGTAAGGAGTATGAGGGTACGATTTATTATGACCGGTTAATCCTTGGACTCTGGAAGCGTGCAGAAGGAGCAATCTACAAACGTTTTGCGGATAATCCGGATGTCTATAAATGTGAGGTACTGGATGAGCTTACAAATGACGCAGAATACAAGCAGTTCAAAAAAACAGATATTGTATCGATAGAGATCGGGCTTGACTTCGGAGGAAATCAGTCCGGTCATTCTTTTGTTGCCAGAGGATACACAGATAATTATGCGGATGTGGTTGCGGTAATGTCTAAGAGAATCATGGCGAAGGATTCAGAGGAAGATATTGACAGTAATAGGCTGGATGAGCTGTTCTGTGATTTTGTTCAGGAGGTAATCGATAAATACGGGGTGCTTGCAAAAAGTGGTAATTATGTGGAGTATTGCAACGTGGAATCCGTTTATTACGACAATGCAGAAACCGTACTTGGTAATTCTATCCGGAATGCAGTAGAAAAAAGATTCTCTTGGATCACTGTCAGAAAAGCAAGGAAAGCAGCGATTATTGACCGAATCCGTTGCACGGTAAGGCTTATGGGAGCGGGAAGATTCTGGATAACAGACGATTGCAAGTCCCTGCAGGCAGCATTTTCTGATGCGGTATGGAACAAAGATGTAACAGACAAGGATGAGCGCCTGGATGATGGAAGCACCGATATTGATAGTCTGGATGCGTTTGAGTATACGATAGAAAGAGATATGAAGGACCTGATAGAAGAGGTGGAAGATGTTTGATGGATTAAAAAGACTATGGGGAAGGATAGTGAGCATGTTTAGTTATACGACCTTAAAAAATATAATCGGCAAAGATGTGGCGCTGTCACAGACCATGATCGATGCCATCAATAAATGGAAAAAGATGTTGGTTGGAAATGCAGACTGGTGTGACGATACGGTAGAGTCGCTGAAATTAGAAGAGGGTATCTGCCGTGAGTTTGCAGACTCTGTACTGGTAGAGATGGAGGCCAAGATCTTAAATAATGACAAGATGGATAAGGTTCTCCAGAAGAGCTTATCAGACATGAATAAGAAGCTGCAGACAGGCTTGGCACTTGGAGCAATGGTTCTTAGACCACTTGGACCGGACACGGCGGAATATGTTGCGGCGGATAAATTCATTGCGATCAGTTTTTCTGATGATGGAACACCGAATGATATTGCTTTTCTGGTTGTGAAGTGTGCTGGGGAAAATGATTATTATACCAGAGTTGAACGGCATTATTTTACGAACGGCAATCTGACGATTGAGAATAAATGCTATCATTCACAGAGCCAGAGCGATATCGGGCAGATCTGCGGTCTGGAAGAGGTGGTCGAATGGGCGAACATTCTTCCGGGACCGGTTATTTATCCAGGGATGGTTCAGATGGATTTTGGATATTATCAAAACCCGATTGAGAATAAGGTGGACGGATCCGCTTGTGGTGTATCGATCTATGAGTCCGCAGAGAACCTGATCAGAAAAGCAGACATCCAGGGAGCTCGGCTGGACTGGGAGTACGATTCCGGAGAACGTGCAATCCATATTGACGAGAGAGCTTTGAAGAAGAGCGGTGGAAAGACCTATTTACCGAGATTAAAGAAACGCCTGTATAAGGGGTTGAATCTTGATGATGGAAAAGATAAAGAACTGTATAAAGAATATTCGCCTGAGATGCGAGATGAAGCCTTCAGAAGGGGTTTGGAAGAATACAAACGGGAAATCGAATTTAATGTGGGACTTGCATACGGAGATCTTTCAGATGCACAGGAGGTAGATAAGACAGCTACTGAGGTGCTTGCTTCCAAGACAAGGAAATACAATCGCGTAACCGCAATTCAGGGGAAATTGGAAGAGTGCTTGAATGGATTTGTAACTGCTCTGGCGTTCTACAATGGATCTTATATGTCCGGTGTGGAGTTTACCTGCGAATTTAACGATTCCATTCTGGCAGACGAAGAATCGGAACGACAGCAAGATCGGCAGGATGTAAGCATGGGCGTTATGAGTTTGTTGGAATACCGGATGAAATGGTACAACGAGGATGAAGAAACTGCAAAGGCAAAACTGCCAGAGCAGAATCAGGTGATGGAGTAGGATGCGGGATGATTACAAAGAAAAGATTGCCAGTAAGATTGCAGCGCGGTACATAAGCCTGGAAGAACGGATCCTGCAGGACATTGCCCGGCGGATCAAAAAGACTGGTGAGATTACCAGTACAGCAGACTGGCAGATCAATAGACTTCGGATTCTGGGATATTCTTCCGAGGATATCGAGAGAGAGATCAAGAAAACACTGGACGTGTCTTATCCTGAAATGTTTGAGCTGTACGATAAAGTGATCGACTGGGAATATGTCCGGAACAAGGACATTTACGAACAGATCAATGCAGAGTTTATCCCGTATGAGGAGAACAGGCAGCTGCAGCAGATCACGGATGCGGTCATTCAGCAGAGTCTGGAAGATCTGGAGAATGTAACGAAGTCACTTGGATTTTACCTGGATTATAATGGCAGAAAGGTTTTAACGCCGCTGTCACAGGTTTATACCAGTTATCTGAACAATGCCTGTTTTGATATTGTGACAGGAGCATTTGACTATGGCAGTGTATTACGCCGGGTGGTTACGCAGCTGACAAACAGTGGGCTTCGGAAGATTGAGTATGGATCCGGATATGCAAGCCGGGTAGAAGTGGCTGCCAGAAGAGCTGTGATGACTGGTGTGGCGAATCTTACCGGAGAAATAGCAGACTACAATGCCAAGAAGCTTGGAACAGAGTATTTCGAGGTTGAATGGCATGCCGGAGCACGACCTGCGCATTCGGTATGGCAAGGACGTGTCTGGACAAAGGAGCAGCTGTATTCGGTCTGTGGACTTGGTACCGTGACTGGACTTCTGGGAGCTAACTGCTACCACACATACTATCCGTTCTTTCCGGGAATATCGGAACGCAACTGGTCGGATGACTGGCTCGAAGAACAGAACCGGAAGGAAAGCAAGCCAAAAGAGTTCCAGGGCAAAGAGTACACCCTGTATGAGGCAAAGCAGAGACAACGCCAAATGGAAACGGCAATGAGAGCGCAGCGAGAAAAGGTACAGATGCTTCAGGATGGCGGTGCTGATCGGCAAGAAGTTATGCTCCAAAAAGCCAAATATCAGGGACAGCTTAATGAATATGCAGCATTTTCTCGGAAAATGGGATTGAAAGAGGAAAGAGAGCGGATTTATATTGATGGACGAGGAAGAATTGCCACTAATAATAAAACGCAGAATAAGCTATTCCCACCAGAGATGATACAGAACGCCTCAAAAGATGTTGCACAGTACAAGCGGTACAAAGAAGTTCTGGGAGATTCCGTTGGATCACTTGTAAAGTTCGGTCAGGTGAAATATAATGACAGTAAGAAGTGGGAGCTACTTCAGACCTACATGAAATCGGTTAAAGAAGGAATGATTTCCCCGATGTCAAGTTTTGAGAATTATGTTAAGCTTCATAAGGAAATTGAGAAGACGGTGGTTGGCATTAAGACATCAAATGGCGTAAGAATTACCGGTCAGAGTAAACATTTTCTGGAACGTGTAATCGGAACGATGGAAGATCCGAAGACGAAGAGATCTCGATCAGGGGTAACGATAGAGGAAATCATAAATGCACTGAGAAGCCCACTTGATTTGAAAAATCCAAAAGCTGATAGGAACGGAAGAATAAGCCAGAGATATATTGGTGAGAAAGCAACTGTTTCGATAAATCCGGAAAACGGGATGTTGATTCAATGTAATCCGACGGATAAGGATTTGGTAAGGAGACTGCACAATGCGTAAATTTGAACTGAGTCAAGAGCAAATAGATTTTTTAAAAAAAGAATATGCGGATAATCCGTTAGTGCAAAAAGTATTAACATCTGAAAACAACAGGAGATTTGAGATAGATGTAGATACAAAAATTGCTTTCATGGATTACATCGAAGATGAGTCTGTATACTGGATAGGAAATGATTATGAGGCTACCCCGAAAACACGGATGTTAGAGTCTATAAGAGACGATATATATTATCAAACGAACTAGGAGGTGCGTTATGGATAATTTTAAAATCATTTACAAGATACTTTCTGCATTGGAAAAATCAATGGATCTGGAAGAATGTAACTTGGATAGCATTAGCTCGGAGGCGTTGAAAATATCCAATGAGCGTTGGAATAAATATATCGAGATGCTTTTAGATGCTGGTTACATTAAAGGGGTAACAATCCAGAAGTATGTAACTGGAGAGACAAACGTTGATGCGGAAGATATTCGGCTTACTTTAAAAGGTCTTGAATATTTGAGCGAAAACAGTATTATGCAGAAAATGTATAAAGCAGCAAAAGGAATAACGGATTTGATTCCATAGTTTTTTTGCCACCAGTCAAAATGACCGGTGGCATTTTTGTACTCATTTTTAGGAGGTGGTCCAGATATCTCCCTTTGAGACGCAGGGTTAAGCGTCTTATTTTTATGCCCTGTCATATGGCATTAAACTGGACAACTACCCTGCCAGAGGTTTAGATGGCTATACCCGTACCGCTGAAAGAGCGGTTAATAAATAATTTTAGGAGGAATGTAACTGTGAAAAACATCTATGAGATTATGAAGGAGTATGGATTGGAAGTTCCAGAGGATAAGAAAACGGATTTCGATAAGGCTTGGAAAGAAAATTACCGTACCATAAGTGATTATGATAAGGCGGTTTCCCAGAGAGATAACTACAAGGCTTCATTGGATGACGTAAA